CCCCCCGCAAGCCTGATAATTCTGTTGTACATCAACAGGATGATTAAAGCCTCACCTTTGGTGAGGTCTTATAAGTGCACCAGGTTGGTGCACCTACTATCAAGGTCTAAACATTGGGACAATTTCCGCCATCGTGGCAGGCTACCGGAATATGTCTAGAAGCAAACTTCCGCCTTCGCATTAATTATCTCATATGGTTTTCCAGCATAGCCTTTGAAGAAAGTATTTGCGATTGTAAATAAGCCTAGTGCTTGTGGTTTTTACCACCTCATGCTGAAGAGATTGGGATGGTTTGAGTCAGCCTCCCATTTATCTACCGACTTGCCGCAACCGAATTCTCTAATTCACTCAAGGCTTCTTCAATGAAGCAACAGATTGTCGATTTTGAAGACGTTACTACAGACGATCACCTCGACTTTGGCGTTTCACCAGATGCCACCTTCAAGTACGGACAACTTAACGATACTTACAATATAGCAGATTGGTTTAGCCGTCCGATTCCCATTAAAGCCATTAATTGGTCACAAGGAGTTACTCTTGACGAAGTAATTTATCCTTGGCGTGATTATTTCACCAACCCCAAGATTGTCGAGAAACTTCACGGCTACAGTAGGCTTAGATGCAATTTGAACGTCAAGCTCATGATCAACGGCACGCCTTTTGCTTACAGCTTGGGTATGATGTCTTACAGACCCCTTGCTGGCGACGGCGTTTCACCCGATACTGCTTTTTCTGGAGGAGACTTTAACACTTCACTCCTTTTGGATTACAATTTGGTCCCGCTTTCACAGCGACCTCATGTGTTTTTCAATCCTCAGGAGCAGCGAGGTTGTTCCATGAAGTTGCCATTCATTAAGCAGAACAATTGGATCGTTTTGGCTACTGGAGTTACACCTTCCGCACTTGCTGGCATGGGTCAGCTTTCTTTGGTTAGCTTTGCTCCTTTGCTTTTGAGCAACGGCACCGCAGGACAGTCAGTTGAAATCTCCATTTACGCTTGGGCTAGCGAAGTTGAACTTGCAGGCCCAGGAGTCAGTTTTCAGTCTGGCAATGGCGATGAGTTTGGCACTACACCAGTTTCAGATATGGCAACATCTGTCGCCGCTGCGTCAGGCGCCCTTTCGGGCATGCCAGCCATTGGCAGTTACGCAAAAGCAACTAATATGGTCGCCAGCACAGTTTCTGGTATTGCTAAGGCTCTCGGGTATTCCAAACCCCCTAATATAGAGCCAGTTGTTCCTTATAAGTACAACACCAACCCTTCTGTGTCCAACGCGTCCGTACCACTTCCCATGGACGTACTCGCCATTGACCCTAAGGCTGAGCTCACTATTGACCCCAACACTGTTTGTGGGCCTTCTGTTGACGAGACTGCCATTTCCACCATAGCACAGCGAGATTCGTATTGGTTTGGTGCCAATTGGGCTGTTGGCGCAGCCACTGGCACTCAGCTTTTGTCCTTTGCCGTCACGCCAGAGAACTTTGTTTTTGCTCCTCTCGTTGGCGCCAACGGTGGTACGTATCACGCAGTTAACATGACCCCACTTGCACATGTTACGCAGCCCTTTTCCTATTGGCAGGGTGATCTCATATATACGTTTAAGTTTGTTT